CCATAAACTTCTTTTACCTTATCTTCACCCCCAACGTCCTTACCAGGAACAGTTTTTTGTTGCTGAATATCAGGTTTTCTTCTGATAACTCTTTTTTCTTTTTGTTCCGTGACTCTTGTAATTGGAGTTTTTGTTGGATCAATTCTACCGCCAGTATTTACTTTATAAATTGTCGGAGAAGTTGTTGATATCGGAGTTGATTGAGGACTTGTCTTTCCTGTTGGTGAATCTCGACTTATATTAGATGCTGCAGATGAAGATGGTGATACAGTTGCAACATCTGGCAGTTTTGGAAGAGGTGGAATATTAGTTTCTGGAGAATCTTTAGGGGCATCTTGTCTTGCAGTTTTTAATTCCCCCTCATCAACAGAAGTGTTTAAAAATGAATTAACAATCTCAATTGCTCCAGAAAATACCGTCTTCAATTCACCCAAGGTATTATCAAAATGTTTACTTATTCCTTCGGCCTCTTTCTTTATTTCTTTGATTTTTAAATCAAAAGTATCTTTTACATCATAACCAAATTTTAAAAATGACGCAAAAGCATTTAATGTTCCAACAATAAGGCCGCTAAAGAATTTCATAATATTCTCAAGAAGTGGAACTAATCCTCCAGCCTTATCGATAAATGGTTGTAATCTTGTGAATAACCACCCCAAAAATGTAAAGGTAACAAAATTTTTAACGGCATCTATTATGCCTGTTTTTGGTCTTTCGACTATGTTTCCAAAAATTTTTGGAGTTTTTGGTTTGACTTTTGGTTTATCTTTGGCCTCTTGTTTTTCAGCTAAATCAAACTTTTGATCAGTTGTCTGTTTCTTTTTGTCAAGTTCAAACAGTCCTCTTAAGGCATTTTCAATTCCAAGAACATTCTTTCTCATAGAAAGAAGAGTCTTGGTCAATGGACTTTCTTGTACTCTTGAAAATACTCTACTCTTATATTCTGCGGATTGATCAATGAACTTTCCTTTTTTATAAGGAACCGCTGGATTTCTTATTGATATATTTCTTTTAAAGAAGTTATTAGTATTAATCATTACACTATACCATAAATATTAGCCATTGACATTCTAACATCAGCCAGACCAGAAGGAGTCGCTGAGAATGTAGGAAGTTGAGTTCCAGATCCGGGAGATGATGCGGCGGTTCCGGCGGTTTGAGTAATTGGGGGAAGAGTTATTGTTGTAATGTTATTAGAGAGTCTTGAAAGAGGTCTCGGGGTTATATCAGTTTCGGCTCTCCGTATTCTGAAATTACTGTCAGATGAAATTGAATTAAAAGTTGGTATTCTAATTTTCTCACTTGATATAAATGGAGTCTCTTTTTTATATTCAGTGGTTGTTGATTCTTGTGGGGTAGAATAATTAGAAGTGTATGATCTTGCTGACAAAAGAGGCCCGCTAAAACCAAAATTTTGAGGTGTTTCTCTACTTCTTTGTGGAGAGTAATTTGATATTTGAGGAGTAGAAAACAGTCTTGGTCTCATAAAAGTACCCATAGGAGATGAACTCGTTTGTGATCCTCTAGAGGTCATTGGAGTACTCATAGAAGAATTTGATTGTGATCCTCTAGAGATCATTGGAGTACTTATAGAAGATGAACTCATACTTCTGCTATTCATTTTATTATTAGTCATCATTTTATTACCTACAACCCCACCAGTCTTCATTAGTTTTATATTACTACCATTTATTTTTTGAGGTCTGTTAGCATTTGGGCCAGTATTCAATTCAAGAGGATCTATCCCCAATCTCATTGCATTTTGTACTCCTTTTTTATTGAGAACGATTTCCCCCGGCTGTAGAACTGCCATTCCACCGCCCATAATCGGGAATGCCTGAGTATCACTACCAGCACCAGATACTTTTATTCCATCGGTTTCTTTTACAAGGCCAGAAAATACTTTTCCACCCACAGCCATTTTTCTTGGATTTGGTCCTGTAAAATTCACATTATTTAAAACTGATTTTAGATAATCAATAGTTTCTGAATTTCTTAGGACTCCTAATTTCTCCTGCGTTTTTATTTGGTCCTCTATTTTTTTTATTGCAACTTTTTTCTCATCTTCTGGTAATAAATTAATTTTTTCAGCGGCACTCATTACCATATTTTCCCGGACATTTCCAAAAATAAGATTTGTTCCAGTTTCAAGTCCAAAGCCAATCAACGCAGACGCAATATTACCTCCGGTAGGTCTAAATTTGGGCGTTTTAAAACCAGATTTTGTTACATCACCCGTAATCGTTGGCCCACCCCCCAAAGGTCTTTTAGGAGCCACCCCACCTTTACCTGTAGTGACTTTTGGTTTGGCTAATGGCTTTGCTCCTGGTTTTGCTCCCTTTTTAAAAATAAGACGACCAATTAGCCCCTTTAAACCCTTTAGTGTTTTATAAGTACCAATTAAAAACTGAACTACTCCAACAATAAAACCCCCCAAAGGAGTTAAAAATAGAAGAGCCGCACCTACAATCAAAGGCCACAAGGTTTTAATAAATCTCCCAAGAGCCTCTACTTTTCCTTTATTCTCGGGATCATTAAACCATTTAACAAGGTCAGTAAATACTCTACCTAAAAATGTAAAGAACAAGAAATTGACAATCTTATCAATAATGGCCTTGAATGGAGAAAGAATCTTTTCGGCTCCTTTCTTCATTAGCTCACCACCAGAAGGTCCCTTATCGGCCTCCATTTCTTCTTCTTTTCCTTGTCTTATTTCAGATTCTCGCCTCCTTCGATCTAGATCAAATGCCCTTTGATTAAGTCGTAATTGACCAAAAAGAATCTTTGATACATTTGCCAAGGACTTATCAATACTTGAAAGAATACCAAGATTCAATGAAGAGGCATCTCCACCACTTGTTACTGGTCTAGAAGTTCTTGTCTGTTGCTGTGGTCTTGAAGATGGGCTAACAAGAGAAGTAGATAGTCTTCTTGGAGTATCATTTGGTTGAGGAATGTCAACTGGTTCTTTTTCTTTTCCTTGTAAAAATGCCTGAGTCTCAACTAATGTGGTTACTCTAGATTCGGCAGATCCTCCAGGACCTTCAACAATAATATAAAAATCTCTTCTTCTACGAATATCACCAACCTCAATAGAACCATTTATTGGGGACTTGGTTGTGACTCCAGGAATATTGGTTCTTCTAATTTTTATCGCATTTTTTGAGGTCCAAACAAGATTTACAGAACCACCCTTTGGAACTCTTTTTAAATTAGATTCTAATTTTACTTCCGGCTTTTCTTTTTTTGTTGAGTCTACATTTGAAGATGGAGCCGCAGGAATTGTATCATCAAGTTTAGAAGTGGCAATATCATCCTTACCATCTAATACTTGATTAATTTTATAAAGAACCCCAATCTGCTTTATGATCTTTTTGTGAACAACACCGACCTTCTTCTCTTTATTATCTTTTTCAAATTGTTGACGTTCTTTTTTGGTTAGGGTGTCTTTTTTATCATCAAGAATTTCTGTAATAACCCATTCAATCGCAGAAGGATATAGTTTATCAGATTTTTTAATCTGAAGAAGACGAACAAAAGCCTCGGCTATAAAGATATCATTTCCGTACTGCTTCTTAAGTTTTGCGAGCTTTTGTTGATTTGTCATTTACTGGGCCTGGGATTTGGCTTTCTGTTCTTCCTCTTCAATATGTTGATTCAACATAATAACATAAACTTCTCTTTCATAGGGCAACAAATTTTCAATTTCTGTAATTGACCATTTATGGAACTGAGTCAGACTAAAGATTAACTTATAATAAGACATCAGGTCCATATGGCTCATTCCTAGCCGAAAAAATCGGATAGCCCTGTCAGAGTAACCTCACTTTCAACTTTTGTTTCTGGATTCACCACCTCCACTTTATGTTCTAGTTTTGGCATCGTTTCAAAGAAACTTTCAATCTTTTGGAATTGTTGAGAATTGAATCCTTCTAAGAAATCGACAATTTCTTGTTGAGTCACATCAGAAGAGGTCCAGACTTCTTCTTGATTATAAATTTTATCCACACAAGATGCAATTAGATCAATAGATTGTTCTAGTTGGTTCTTTTTATTCTGGAAATCAAAGTTGGTTTTAATAAACTGTTCAAGAGACGGATACCGCATTTCCATCATCAAGGAATCATTGATCTTGATTTGTTTAGAATGTTCAGGGTTTTTTGTTACTTGAATTTCGTCAATAAAGATCTTTACGGGAACATAAGTTTCGCCGTCATCTGGACAGAGAATGTTCAGCTCAATTTCTTCACCAACCGCCTTGCCACGAATATTAAGGAAGAGATATTCAATATCAAAAGTCGGAAGAGTTTCAATGTCAAGATTATCACCCTTGACACAAGCAGCAAGAACATTTTTGACTGCATTGGACATTTCAGAAATGTCTTCGGATTCTAGGGCCAGAAGTAGAACTTTTTCCTCTCTGACAACAAATGGGCGGAATTTTACTTTTTGTCCGGTTGATGGAAGTTCAAGAAAATATTCAGGAGTATTAACAACGGGTAATGCCATAATGATTAATGAATGATATTCCTCCTATTTATCATGCTATATTACGACTAAGTGGTCTTGTAAGACGTTTTAATTATTTCAAGTAGTAGAAGAAGTAGAAGTCCCAGTAAAATTCTCTAATTTAACAAGATATCTCTGATAAGAAAAAGACACGGTGCATTTTAATACTTGGGATCCCTCATAAGAAACCGGCATGGAAGCAATAGAAAAGGGAAATGCATTAATAAAATCATATTTTAAAACTCTACTAGACACTTCCTTTTCAAACTTATGAATGGTTATTTTCGCCGCCAAATATTCTTCAGGAAAATTTACTCTATTGAAATAGTTCGTTCCTTTGAAATTTCCAGAAATATTCTCTCCTGCAGCATAAGAAATCCAGTTTTCAAAAAAGAGAATCACAGTATATGCCTGGGCAGATGCAACTGCACCATTTTCTAGATAATCCACATAAAAAGTGAAATCTGATCTGGAATCGTATGCGCGTCTGTAGGCGTAATTTTCGGTGACTCCTGGATAAGAATCAGTCAAGGTGGCAAGTTGCAAGTTAGATCCAGGGAGTGAAGCGTCACAGCAAGAAATATTGATTCTTTCCATGACATTAGAACTTAGATTTACTCCGGCTCCCGCTTCTTCCCGAGAACTCATAAAACTTGCGACTTTAGGTGGAGGATTAAAAAAGCATTCAAAATGACTTGTTGTTGCGGGTCTAAGAAGTAGATTCTTTACCTGACTTATGGTTCTTACTACCGCCACTCTAAATAGTTACAATTTCTTAGATATTTAGGATGGCAAATTACGTCCAAGGTTTTTATACTCCAAGAAATCCAGAAAAATATATAGGAGATAAAACCCAGATCATTTTTAGATCGTCCTGGGAACGTAGAATTTTTATCTGGGCTGATAATAACGAAAGTGTTTTAGAATGGTCTTCGGAACCTTTTCCAATACAATATTTTGATCAATCTACAAATAAAATCCGGCGATATTTTCCCGATTTGTTTGTAAAAATTAGGAATAAAGAAGGAATTATAAAGAATTATTTGATAGAGGTAAAACCTGAGAAGCAGACCAAATCCCCCAAAAAAGGAAGGAAAAAAACAGCAACCTATTTAAATGAAGTCGCAACCTATCAAAAGAATTTATCCAAGTGGCAACAGGCCGAGAAATTTTGTGAATCCAATAATATGATATTTAAGTTGGTGACAGAGCGGGATCTAGGGATATAAAAAATGGGATTATTCTCCAATATCGCCATCGGGGCGTGGAAAACTCTTGGAAAAATTGTTTCCTTCTTTGGAAAGCTATCTGACGCAAAAAGGCGGAAGATTAAACAAGACGAAGATCGAATTGTCGATCTTGCACAAAAACAAGGAAGAGACATCACAACCTTTCCTGGATTTACAACGATCCAAGAAGAAAAAGAAAAAATAAACAAACTTGAAGAGTTATCCAAAAACATTCCAAGTAATTATGATCCCAATTCTTATTTCCAACTTCTAACCGCCACATTGGCGAGAATGGACAGAACAGCCGATTCTCTAAAGATGAATGGCATTTATACTTTTAAATACATTGCAAAAACCCCAGAATGGTATGATTTAAATCCAGTAATAATGATCACAGATGCGAGTGGTGAGTACTTTCAGGGATTAAATTTCCACTGGAGAGATGCCGCTGGTTTTGTCGAATCACCTTTTAGAAAATATCGCTTTGATAGGGTTCAATCAAAGTTTTATGAAATAAAAAACGATGAACTTAATTATGTTTTAAAGATTCCTACTTTTTATCCGATACGGATCTATAAATAGTCCATTTAAAAATAATTTATTTCCTTAAGATGAAATTTGCCGCCTAAATAGTTTTACTAAATAAGCCGCTAAAATTATGACTAATTCGATGGTCCCGTATGATGAGAACACGGGTTGGTGGCCTCCATTTGCACACCCCGTACCAACACCACCTATACCACCTGTTACCCCCGCACCAGTACCAGGTGTAACGGAAACTATCACAATCGAGTCATTTGAAGCAGCCGGAATTAGTGGTTTTAGTGCGGATTGGAATCGTCCTATCCCTCTGGCGGAAAACGGTGCGATGTCACCCCCTAAAAGTAACTTAGTCCCGTTTGGTGCTGGTCCAGTTGCTAATTGGAGCCATCCAACAAATCCTGGGGCCTTGGCATTTGATGCTGTTCACAGATCGATGCTGTTGCGGTTTCCCGGTGCCGCCGAACAAATTGCAACAGCCATCGGCAATGGCAAAACCATACTGAAAGTTGAAATAATTCTCCCATATCGCGGTTATGAAGTATTCCCTCCGGCATCATATAAAGATCCGGCAGGTCTATCTTTCCTGGGACAAGACTGGAGAAACATTGTTCCATCTTGGCACGCTATTGCATGGTCTGTCAATAAACCATGGACTTCTGATCGTGAGATCGGACCAACTTACAACGCATCAGTAAACGGTGCGGTTTACTGGGAGAAGTATGGAGCTAGTGAATCGGGACAGGACCACAGCACGACAGCATTTGGACCAACTCTTCTAAGCTCAAGTCGTCCAGAAGCAAGAATTGATGTCACTTCTTCCCTCACTGAGGGGGAATTTGGAAGTACTTTAGCTGAACGTTTAAGAAGGTTTTCGGACTGTGGTTTTTTGGTACGAAAGTGGGAAGTATATGACGCTTCGTTTTGGGTTTCCCAGACAGGGGTGGCCTCTGGAGCTGGATATGAATGGACTACTGCAACAGGAGGGCGGGCTTTACTTATCAATTCTCCGAGTCTTGTTATCCATCTTGGAGATGGTCAAGCTGTAACAGTGACATTGCCACCGGCACCTGACATACAACTCATATCAGAACAGGGGACCATAGGAGCCCCAACTGCAGTATTACCTTCAGAGTCAGAATACCTGGAGTTAAGAAATCAACTCGGCAGGTATAAGCCAGAGTCCATGGATAATAATACTTGGAGTCGTTTGCAACAGTTATGGTCTAAAGACAATAGCCCCCCAAGTTTTCCAGAAACTTATAGTGGATACCGAGCATGGGTAGATGACCTATTTTCATATTCCCCACGGAGATGGAGCGGCTTTGATGCTGCTGAACTTGGTGGGCTTATAGGTGTTGGTTATAGGGAAGCAATGCCCAACCCTTTACTTGACCATATGCGATTGTACTGGTGGGCATGGTTGATGCCAGACAGGGAAACATCCAGTCTTGTTAATGGTTATACTGCTAAAGCGGCTGCTGGTGTATATTATAACCAAACTAGAGACTGGCGTGGTAATTTTTCAGTCTATCGCACTTACACCAGAGAAATGGGTCCAATGAATTTTAACCATTGGGCTACTGCCGGTACATTATTTGGCGGGGATATGTTGGATAGTCCCCGGTTGATTAACGAGGGAACTATCGGTCTAAGAGACTTTCTTTTAAATTTGTGGTCCTGGGGTCAGGGTGGTTCAACCCAAGAATCAATAGACCATTATTACTACTCTGTTACGTTATCTACACAAATTCCCTTCTCCATTTACTCTCCTCTCGTTGAACAACAGGTAATGGGCGAGTCTATTCTCGCTAAGAACGTGGGAGAACTCTGTTGTAACTATCACCCAGCTCTTAAGCGGTTTACCAGCTCGGCTACAAGAACAGGTGTATCTTACTCCCTATATACTCAGGACGGGGTTAGCTCTATAATGCACACTATTCTACCTGATGGTGCATTAACTGATCTCAGTTCGACAACAATAGGAAATAATTTACCAGTATTCGGGTATGATCTTCCACC